AGCAGACAGAGAATCGTAGAGGTTGTCCTCGATTGCTTCTTCTGTGATGCTGAAACCCATAGCAATGGTTTCATGTGTGTAACGCGCAGTCCATGCTTCTTGAGCATTGTCATACTCAATCGCGGCACCTTCATTCTTGACAGGCGCTGCTGAGAAGCCAGACAGCTTAGTTTCCTCTTCAAATGAGCGATCTGAAGACTCGGTTTCATAAATTTCGGCGTGCTCTTCGCCGTATTTTGCGTACTCCATTCCGAACAAAGCGTTCAGGCCGGGAAGGAGTTCTTTAAGTAACTGGGCGCGTGAAATAGCCATTGTCTACTCCTCCTTATACGCCAGTCGTGTTGTCATACTGATGGCCTGCGTTCCATTTAACGTAGGCTTCCGTATAACCACCCGAACTGTTTTTGGTTTCCTCAACCAAACCGACAATGCGGAAAGGAAGAGTGTTAGTGGTTGCAGACGTGTCTGAAATCGCACAACGAGAGTTACCCGAAGTGGAATCACCAGTGTTGTCTACACCCGCGACGTTGGCACCAATGTCGGTCTGAGCAAGGTCACCAATAGTCGTACCCGAAGATACAACAGCAGCCTTGAACAGAATGTCAGTACCATCTGCAACGAATGCTTCGATGTCAGATGCTACAGTGCTTGCAGGATAATACTGACTCCACAACTTGTAACCAAGATTTGGATCAGTGTACGTGCAACCAAGGAAAACACCGACAGGTGTCATGGCAGCATCGAACGTGTCACGCTCGACAGTGCCTCCGGTAACCAGTTTGACAGCATCTCCGTAGAAGATGGAGGTAGCATAGCCACTTGCAATTTTAAAGTGACGAGTTACGCCCACAAAAGGAGAGCCGCTCAACAGTTTTACCGGAACTAGGCCGTATGGCCCGCTTACAGTAGGATAAGCCATTTTAAGCTCCTATTAAGTTCCGTTACCAAAAGTAACCTTCGTTTTCCTGTCATGGAAGAGAGGCATACGAGGGTCGTTTTCTCTCATGAGGTTGTTGTCTACGGACTGCATCTGGGAGCGGGTTTGTTGACCATAGTAGTCGTTCCGTTCTTCGACAAGTTCCGATGGAGCTTTACATAGCATCAGGCCACCAATTACGACGTTATCTTTGAACCGTTCGTTCTCGATAGTTACGAGCGTAATTTCGGGGTGATCTGAAGCCTTTACTGGCTCCCAACCTTCACGAATTTTTGAGGAAACGTTAGTGGCGTCGGTAGTACCTAACGAGCTAACACGTATCCAGCGAAATTCATAACCCGGCTCGGGATTTGGTGCGGGTAGCACCTCTGGGCGCTGCCAAGCCTTTTTACGGGTCGTTTTTTCACGAGATTCAAGTTCTCTGTTTATACGATTCTCAGCCATTGTCTTTCCTCATATCTATTGCAACCTGTTTGGCGTACTGTTCTGGGGTAAGGCCCAGCCGTTTAGCGAGTGTCACTTGTGTTTGCGTAAGCCTAATTTTCTTAGGCGCTGTGCTCCGCGTAGCGGGTGCAACCACATTGTTCGACTTGCGTCGTGGCTTTGCTCCTACCTCCGGTTCATCCTCGAAGTGTTCGGGGAATAACTGTCGCATACGAGTGTCGATTCGCTCGTAGTATTCATCACTTTGAGGGCTGATACCCTCTTCATTGACAAGTTTATTATGCAACCCCAACGCATAGCTTGTCATCTCAATGTCCTGATTGAACCAAGGATTAGCTTCTTGCCAAGCCTCTGCCTTAGCGTCAATCTGGACGGGCGCTGGAGCGGGTTGTGACTCCACTTTAACAGGAGTTTCTTCTTCCTGTAAAGCTGGTAACTTGAAATTATTTAGCCTATCAGCCTTAATCTTAGCGTTTGTTAGGCTATCTTGTGCTTCAAGAACCTTATCTGAGTCACCAGCCTCATAAGCGTCTTTATATGCTCTCTTGGCAGATTCTAACTCAGCCGCCGCGCTTTTCTTAGCTTGCTCAAGCAGGGCTGTCTGATTCTTGTTTACGTTAGCTTTTAGCTTCTTATTCTCTTCGACAAGCTGCTGAGAGAGTCTTTCAAGCTCTTCACGCTCGCGTTGAGCCGCTTCTTTAGCCCGACGTTCGTCATGGTATCCCTTACTAAAGTGCTGGATACGTTTACGAACTTTCTCGGAATACTCTTCCAGTTCTTCATCAGTGACATCAGTCGGTGGTTCAGAGGCTTTACGGTTGCGGTCACGCTTAGGCGTATCGTCAACCACTTCAATCTCATACTCACCATCGCTAGCGTCCACTTCGTTCGCAGCGCGAGATTCAGATTTCTTAGCTTCTGCTTTAGCTTTCTTCCCACCAAC